ATTTCAACCAAAATTTATTTAAATCAAAATATTCTTGTATTGTACATGTTTCCTGATTGTAGTTTTTCCGCTCTTTCATTGCGGCATGAAACATATTATTCACATACAGACGGAATTCATTATCTTTTACCATTATGCTGCAACCTTTCCTGTAATCATACTGGCTGGAATACGAGTTACAGTGCGACCAAATGGTGTTGCGCCTGCATCAACAACTTCAACAGTCTTGCGGTTCATTTTGGTAATAGTACCAGTACGCACAAAGCCACGTGATTCCCAATTGACCACATCACCCTTTTTAAGCCCACGTTTGGCCTGGTTACCAATAAATGTCATTTGCTGTTTCCAGACATCTGCAAGCATATTAAGATCGGATTGTGTTTGAATTTTACGGATTGCAGTGATTGCATTTTGAAGTTCATTCGTCATTATAGTCTCCTATATATTTGAAAGATTGGCGGGAGTATTAAATCCCATATTTTGCATTGCAGTGATTGCACTACGTAGTTTATTTGTTTCACGCTTTACTTCAATACGTGTACGTTCGCCTTGTTTTTTCATTATTTTTGGATCTAAACTGTAACTGATAAATTCAAATACATCATTAGCCTGATGTGTGGTCATTACAGTCATATCAATTAAACGTTGGCGTGGAGTAGCCGTGCCACGAATATAATTTAAATCTGAAACAACAGTTCTAAGTTCTACACTCATTTCTAACTCCTTCTTTATTATTAATACTTGTATTATACAGTAAGACGTCTTACTTGTCAACTGTTAATTAAAATAAACTTTCATATGCATTTGCATTAACCCATTCACGGGTCTCATCTGACATATTCAGTTCTTCCAATTGTTCATCAGTTAGTTCGACACCTTTGAACGATGCTGATTCAACATAGGCATCACAAAAGTCTGGATAATCTTTCATATCTACATCACCAATCATGATGTCATCCAACTGGTTAATATCAAATTTAATTTTTGTCATTTTATACTCCTGTATAGTTATAAGGTTTATTCCACTTACCAACATTAATGTCAGTATAGTGTGAACGATGAAAATAATCAGTCATTGCATCATCGTTGTTGAAATACTTTGTGCCTTTCATTGCCGTTAGTAGTTCATTAAGGAATTCACGCTCAACACCGCTGTAATGACGATCAATATGATATTCATTTACTTGAATGTATCCGTCTCCATGTGTAAAACTGTCACTGAAGTCAATTGCGCCTTCACGGATATTGACACAAAGTGTTGAATGATTACGAACTGCAATACTGGCTTTCATACGGTACTTTTTCAGTACAGCTTTGATGCCTGGTGCAAATTCTGCTTTATCTTTTTGTGAAACATATGCCATTTGCTAACTCCTGTTTTTTTAACTTATACCATGATTATACGGTAAAACGTCTTGGTTGTCAACAGAAATCAGAAAAAAAAGGCAGAAATTTCTCCTGCCTTTTCAAGTACTTGTAATTTTTTACAGTTTTTTTATGATTTTTTTACTAAGCGATAAGTAAATTGTGTAACAGAATGGATGTTCGCAGACGATATTTTTTACGACTTTGCAACACACTCTGTGTTAGCTATATACAACAAGGCCTGATCACACCTTCTGTTACACTATAAACTCACATCTTCCAGCCCAGCCGCACGTAACTTCACAATATTATTGATCTGAAACTGCTTGGCATCCAGTGCTTTTGATAGCCCGATATACTTATTTCGTATTAAGGCAAACTCATTAATAAGATGCTGTTGATTCACGACATCCTGATCACCATCAACATACTTTTCCGCATCACGGCTAGTAAGTTGTCTATTATAGTGTTCCAGAAATTTCCTGAATTTCTCACTACGCATTTTACGTAGCTCTATGTTTAAGAATTCCAATATACTTTCAATCTCTTGTAACTGTCCAAAACGCTCTTCCACAACCCCAGGCATATCGCGGCTATGCTTTTCAACACTGCCGCGAAGTCCTGTTTGTTTTCTAGCTTCAGTTAGTTCGTTTTCATAGTAATTAATAGCATTTACTATTTCACCAAGATCGTTTCGTATTTTTGATAACCAATTGATCATCTAATTACCACTCAGATTCTTCTTCATATTCTTCTAGTTCATCGCTAACGTCATATTCCTTAAGGGCACGATCTAGAATACTGCAAACTCCATGGAGTTCATCTGCATGTTCTTCTAGATCGCATAGAGCACTATCTTGTACCGCACTCAAAAAATGCTGGGCCGCTGTAGCTCTATCCTTAACCGCAATATAAGGTTTAACACTGTCCCATAATTCGGCGAGACTTACCGCTTCGTTGCTTGATAGTTTCATTATTATTCCTCAATAGTGGATAAATTTTCATCAAGGCTATTTAGTTCGTCTGCAATTTTATCAACAGCAACATCATCCCATTCCGACATGATAATATCTAATGCGCCGTCTTTGTTTGCATTCCAAGGTTTACGGAACATCTTAATTACTTCGCCTGTTGTTGGGCTAGTGTATTCTAAACTATTTCCGCTTTTCTTGAGGATATCTTTGGCTTCAAAGAACTCAACAAGACCACTGTATGGGCTCATTCCTGTCTCATATGGAATCTCCACTTGTACACTTTCAAAGGGTTTAGCATAACGTGTTTTCATTACCTTACACGCCGCTCTAATACCATGCACTTGAGATGTTTTGTTGCCTTCTGCATCAGTTTTAAGTTTGAGTTTACGCATAGCAACTACAATACTTGATGCATAGATAAAGCCTTGACCACCCGAGATCTTATCATCTGGATCAAACATATCTTGCGATGCATATGTATGGTTGGTTGCCATTAACCCAACATTATATTCACCCAGCATGTTAACTGTGTTACGTACTAGTGATGTCAGTGCTTTGGGCTTACGTCCTAAATCGCCCTTCATGTCACCTGCTTCGAACTGTTTAACATCTGTTGGTGTTAACATCATACCCAAACTATCAATTACAAATAGCACTTTGGGACGTTCGTCTTTTTCTTTATCTGCCCATTCTTTTTTGTAGTCTGTCATAAAGTCACTGATAACTTTAGCAACATCATCAATCATAGCCAAATTTAGTTTAAGCAGTTTTTCTGGACTTGTATCTACATCCAATGCATGTAACCAACTTTCGTCCAGTGCATTTTCAGTATCAATCAGCACAACAAAAATATTTTGATCTTGTGCTTGCTTAACAATATTGCCTGCCGCAATGTATGACTTACCTGCGCCACTTTCGCCAGCCAATACTGATACTTTACCTAGTGGAATACCTTTGTTGAAGTCTCCACTAATAAGTTTGTTTAGTGTATAATTACCTGTTGAAATCCATGTATCTGGATCATTAAACCCGACACTTAGTCCGGGCACCGCTTTGGTAATACTTTTACGGAATTTACTTACGTCAAATGGTCTTGCCATATCAATCTCCTGTATTGTGTAAAAAGTGGGGGAATGGATCCCCCACTGTAGTCAGCTACTCGTTTAGTTTTTACGAGCTCTAATTGCTGCAAGAATATCTTGAGCACTTGACTTACTGTCATCAGCCGCTGGTGCCGCTGGTGCTGACTCTGCAACTGCCTGTGGCGCCGGTGCCGGTGCAGGTGCTGTTTCTGCTACAGGAGCAGGTGTTGCCGGTACTGGTGTACTTGAGATATTATCCAAGTTTACACCTGCTGGACGATAAAATTGTCCAAAGCGAGCCGGATCATACAGTTGACCATCAACACTAGCTTCAAACATTTCAAAGATAGCGTTTACGCCTTCTGCTGTTGGTTTCTTTGGCATAAAGTCGTCCAAGTTATGCAGACCATTTGATGCAATTGCATTACGCTCATCTTCAGTCAAGCCACGCTCTCTACGAGCCCAGTTTGATGTTGAGTAATCTGCATACTGACCTTTTTGCGTTTTTGCAAGTTTAAAGTCAGTACCTTGCTCAAAGTCTGTTGGGATTTCTGGAAAGTCCGGATCCATCAACGCTTGCTTGATAATATTAAAAATACTTGGATTAATAATAAATCTACGGATTGGATTTTCAGGAACACTGTCTTCCTGCAGTGGACTATCAACTACAAATCCTTGAAACAAGTAGCTACGCTTTTTCCAATACTTACGTGCCATATCTTCCATACTTGGGTCTTTGAAC